AATACCGACATATACAAACATAGGAGAGATATATTTAAAGTACTTAACTTTACCGTCAACTACAAAATCTTTAATATATTCCGGCTCTAGTAGACTTAGTAAGCGCTCTTTATTACGAAAATACTTAAGTTCTTTTTTCGTTAGCGTGCCGAGTTGTGCTAAGATACGCGCACGTTCAGCCTCGTCAGCCCTGTAGTATTCGCGGAATTTTCGTTTAACGTCATAAGCAGTGCGTGTCTCTAAGCGCTCAATATCATATTTAACATTTTTAATGTGTTGTTCTATCTTTCGATTGTAATTGAATACATTATCCATCCACGGTTCAAAAGTGTCTGGATCAAGATACTGGTCCTTAATCTTTTTCAGTTCAGTGACAAGTTCTAAGTATTCAAGGTTCTCTTCTTTTGCCTTAGTATTCAAGTAATTAAATACCGCGTAGTATAGAATTATAGCCGAAGCCAAAGATGTTATTGTTGAGATGTACCAAAACGGATATTGGTAAAAGAACTTAGTGTAGACACGCACAGTAAAGCCATCAGGAACCTTAATTAAGAGTTGTTCCTCTGGCGTTAAGCCTGGATGTTCTTTAATATAGTCTTTAATAAAGTTCTTTATATCATTGCTCGAGGTCCATACCAATCGATAGTGAGGGTTCTGTTCTTTCATTTTAAGATACTCACCATATGTAGTTTCGATGGCTTCAACAGTATAGTGTGCGTCGCCCTCAACGACAGGAAGTAGCGAGTTAATACCTAGGATAAAAACAAAAGACAAGATTAGAAACGCAAGGCTACGAATTTGTTTATTGACAATAAGTTCATTCGCATTTGTTAGCAGCGATTTCTTTTCAGGTCTACTCATAAGAAACTCCTATGAATACTGAGATGTTGCCTGCGCATGCATACCTTCACGAATAATTGCTAAGTCATTATCCCGTTCATCCTCACTGCTGTATGTAATTGTAATCGGCTCTGGCACACCTTTGAACCATACTGCAATAGCATAGTACGTAGGTGTTTGTAGTGTATGTGGAATTAACAACTTGCCGTAGGCATTAACATCATCTAGGCGGATTGTAATTTCTTTTAATTCTACAATCATAATATCCTCCTTAGTTAGTTTGTTCGTCGTCATCAGGTTCTGGACCTTTGACAGCTTTTGCAATTTTCTCAACAACTTGTTTATACTCTTCAACTTCTTCAGGCGTTTTATCAAAGCAAAGTTCTTGTTGATACTTTAAAGTGCCGTCGATATAAAGTACATCAGGGAACAGCATTTGCAATGTATCATTAAAAACATTAGCAAATGTTTCATAGATTTCTTTACGCTTCTTGTAAAGGGCTTGGTCTCGCTCAGTATCTTTAAAAATATAAACATGATGTTCACGTTCAACATCTGTTGCTGGACGCAGCACGTCAAGGTTTCCCATAAGGATCTCTAGACTGCGCTGAGTTCCAGCCAATGTTAAGTTAATCAACTCACTTAGTTCTTGCATTGTAGTTACATCCGTTTGAAGTTTCGGTGTGAAGACAACACGCATTTTACGTGAAGTGCGGTTACCTTCAAATGTTATTTTATACTTCTCTCTTTCAGCCATATAAATAGCCCTCCTCTAACACTAATATTATAACACGTAATGCACAAAAGATGTGCATTTTGTGTAATAATTTTTTACATCAAGCCCTGTCCAAGAGTTGGATCTTGCTTCATTGCATTCTTTTCTTCAATTAAAATCTGAATTGCTTGTTGCGCTGCTTCCTCTTCAGATAAACCACTTGCCAACATTCTAGAAAATATTGAAGCAAAGTTCGTTAAGTCCGCAATTAAGTTTTGGGCAGTAGACTCTTGTTCTTCTTTCGCTAGACGTTGTAAGATTAAATCCTTTTGTGGGAAATCAGAGTAACGAATTAAATCTTCTTCAGTAATAACCTGACGTTTAAAATTATATTGTCCTTGCATTTCATATAGTGCTTTAGCACTTTCAAATAAGTTTGCCTGATTCATAGGCAATAATGTAGACGCTGTGATGTGGTAATCAAACTCAGTATTCTTAGAGCGTATTTCAGAAAAATTTATTGTGTACTTATCAATAACCTTTTTAGTTCCGTTTGCGGAAATCTTAGGAAAGGTGTAATTTTTGTCACCGCCATAAGTAAAGTAGAACGTGAGGATTGCACGTGTGATATCTTCACAGAACTCTTCAAGTAAGGTTATACGGGAATTATCAGTAAGCATTGTAACACGCGCTTGGAACGCCTGTGTTGCACCTGTAGTTTGAATAGAGTTCGTCATCCGTCCACGGTAGTATGGATCAACCCCGGTTACTTGAAAAATAGAATTCTCTAAACGGTTCTTGAGATTTGTTAAATCTGGAATGGTTGGAATGTCTTGGTAATGAACGATTGTTCTAGGGTCTCCTTTAACCTCAAAAGTTGCATCAGGTGTGTTACCATAATCAGCGAATGATCGCATGTTAATACGACCATCAACGTTAACAAAACGAGTACGGTGAAGAAGGCGATAAGGTTGTGTCGCTTCCATACTGTCAAGTAAATTAAGTGCAATTACGGTATTTAGAATTTTAGTAAGTTTAGAACTACCATAAGGCCCACCATCTGGACGTTGTGGTGTAAACACAACAACCGGAAATTGCTTAATAGGTAAATCTAAATTTTCATAAATAATTGTGTCTTCGTTAAGAATAAACACTTGATCAATATTGCCGTCCTCATTACGAATAAAACATTCAATTAAAGACACGGTCTTATTGTTCGTAGTCATGCGTGTTTCATAACTAGCAATACGGTTAGGAAGTGTTTTGTCAACAAGCGTTCCTTTATTCTTTTTTAAGAACGCCTCAACCGCTTCTCTAAAGTTTTCATTCTTCTTTAACGTATTAACATTGACAGCACGCTCGATAAAGATGGCTTCACCATCCTTATAACAGTCTACACTAGGATCAAAATATAGTTCATGTGGAGCGAGTGCGCGTAACTTCGGTCGCCCTTTTTTAACGTCCCAGTCAATACGAATAGCACCTAAGTCATAGAGTTCTCCGTTCTCCCCAATATGTAGAAATTTATTCTTCATACCCCACTTATTCCATTGATAAGCAATGAAAGCGTTTAGAGCCTGTACTGTTTCTTCATCTTCAGCGTTGCGTGCAGTAAGCGTACCTATAAAAGCACCGCTGTAAACAGAGTTAAGAAAGGCTTGTACAACGTATTCAAAGTAGTTCCAGTCAGGTGTAATAGTGTACTCTTTAAGATACTTATTAAAGACAGACCAAAATTCTCCTTTGTATAAAGAACGGATCAGACGATACTCTCGCAGTATCGGTTGTTTATACGCACGGTACTCATTGAACCGGCGCATTAATTCATCAACATTGTGTTTCTCTGCCATTAGTCAGCACCTTCTTTCTTTTCAGATGTACCATACATGATCTCTCTAAAAGTGCTGGCCATGGCATCTTTGTATTGTTTCATATTTGCTTCAACAATTTTATTGAGTTCCTCTTGTTGTCGTAATGCTTCTTGTGAAGCACGCAGTTGTGCTTGGTCTTGAAGTTCCTGCTGTTCAAAAGCCGCCGCATCAGATAAAGCACTATCTTCGTCCAGGTACGTATGCTCGGAACTGTGGGAACTCGTCTGGGTCTCCTGTGTCTTCTGTGTCTTCGGTTTGAGAATCATATATGCTGTAAGCGCGCACAGGAGTAGGACGACCAGCATAAGTAATATTGTTAATATAACTAACATTGTTTCTATCATTTCTATCCTCCGTTGATAATGGATTAAAAGGTTGTTGTTTTTTAACGGGTACTTCAACTTGTTTATCGTGTACGTGAACCACTCCCGGTGGAAGGTAAGCACTTAAATTTAATTCTTTTAAGTTCGGTGGTAACTCTACTGCAATAAATTCTAAAGCAGTAACACCATGATCATTTTTATCCTCTGGTTTACCGGTAGGGTTACCGTTCTTATCTAGTTTCCATTTATAGTTCAACGCCTCTTCAATTAAGAATTCACAAGTTGAAAACACCTCAAGCTGTTCATGATTAACCAAAGCATTTAGTTTAATGATACGTGCATCATGTAACGCAAACGACGGTTCAAAATAAAGTCCTTCAGCCTCAAACATTTCACCGATTGTTCTTAAGTCGCTTTCACGTCTACTAAAACTACGGCCGTCAAAACGAGGCATCATTAGTAAACCCCTTAAGTCGGTATTGTTAATCTTTAGTTGTTTGCGATGCTGCTTAGCAATCGTTTTAACATCAGAGTTATTTAAACGAAGTTCATCGTATACGTAAAGTTTTTTTGTTTCTTTAGAGAACGCCGCATAGATGATATGTGTCGGATCGTTCACACCATAATCTAAACCGATTAAATAAAACAATACTCTTCGACCGTTATCATCAAACGCACGTGGCAGTTCATGTGGAGGCACAATACACAGACCAAAGTTAGGTAGAACAAGGTTGGTTGCAAAATTAAAACTGCCTTTAAAGAACTGTTGGATGTACGCAGGGCTTTTACCACGGGACTGTTCTTCCTCGTACCCAGGAGGCAAATAAGGATTAGCAGAGGTTGAGACAACTTGAGTGTATTTATTAGGATCTCGATCCTTATTAAATTTATATCCTTCATTGTACGCATCGCCATAAAATTCGACAGTGCCAGAATCAAGAAGAAAGAATTTCTTCACCCACTATTAATGTTACGATATAACCGCTTCCGTTATATCTCTATATGTTGCCATATAGAACAGACTATATCTTCATCCAAATGGATGCTCTCCGTTTCGAGTTCGCTTGAACCCTACGCCTTTCGGCTAGTCGTTACACGTTCCCATTTAAAACCACCACTGTGTCAAGGTGTTGGGTATGGGCTTCGCTCGGTATTGTCCTCTTGGGAGTTCCACCGAATTAGAAGAGTTTTATACTCGGGCAGGGTGTGGGAGTTTACCCGAGTCTGGATTTGTTTCAAGATTAATGTGTCTAGCATCAACACGATACTTAATCTTATACGTTTTCTGTCTTGGGTCCCACTCTCTTATAGGGTCCCCCTGGTCATCAACATAAGGAATCATCGCAGCCGTGTTACGCAGACGTGACTGTAACATTGTGAAACCAGCATAAGGTACGTCTGATGCTTCTACGATAACTGCCATTGTCAAGTTCATTGATTTCAATTTAGTAGGGTCATCAAAGGAACGAAAAATAATTTCCGAACCATTTGTTAGTGTGATTTCATGTTTCTGATCATTCTTAGACTTAACTAATTTAGCAGGAAACATAGAATAGAATTCACGAATGAAAGTAGATTCTAAAGCAGGATACGTTCTTGCTGTTACACAAACACGTGCGCTCGGTATCAACAGGACGTGCTTAATAACATCTTCAATATTGCCACGGGACTTACCAGATCCAAACCCGCCTGAAGTCATCTTATAACGTTCACTGCGTCTTAAAAACTGCGACTGGTAAACCGTAGGTCTGAATGTGTTAATCAGCGTACCACACTCTGGACACTCTAAGAACGAAACGCTTTTAACACCACTAATAGCAAGTGCTGGTACCAGCGGCTTAGCACAGCGTGGACAGTTTTGAATCTGATCCAGACGCAATACTTG